ATTCTTCTGCAGAAAATTGTTCGCGATTTGCGGAGTTATGTCTACAATATCGACTGTAAAGTTTTGATCTTTCATTTTGTTTTCCTCACAAATTAAATCAACCACTGCGGTTGACACAGATATCAATTGCATATACTGGTGATAGCGTCAACTATTTTTTTGCGAGGTAATGATATGAGTGAAATGGTACAAGTATTGGTGCGTTTGCGCCCAGAGGTCGCGGAAGCGCTGACCGTATGTAAAGAGCGCACGCGCATGAGTAAGAGTGGTATTGCTGAGAATGCTCTGCGTGATTTCTTAGCAAAGCACGGCATTCAAGTGGAGCAGCCGAAAGTCGATGGTTAATGGACGCAACAAGGGCGCAACATTTGAGCGCAGCATAGCGAACATGCTTTTTGCTGATCTGGGCTTAAATGCAAAGCGCGACATAGAGCAGTACCGCGCTGCTGACCACGGCGACATCATTACAGATGATGACACTTGGCCTTACGTGATCGAATGCAAGCGCTACGGCGGCAAGCATTTTACGTTTCGCCCAGAGTGGTGGGTGCAGGTTGAGCGTGCAGCAGGCGCTGCAGGTAAAGAGCCTGTTTTAGTTTACAAGTATGACCGTCAGCCAATCACTGTGGTCATGCGTTTAGCGTATCTGATGGGCGATGGTGCGCATCACGATGAAAAGGTGCGTATGGATTGGGATGCGTTCATCTACATAGCGAGGGAAAATTGGAATGAATGATTGGAAATATGATGAGGGATATTGGGATTTGCCAGTTGTAGTGCCGACTGACATTGGCACTTGGACACATGAGCATGAAGGCTTGATAAATTTTCACATATATGACGTGGAGTATTGGGTGTCTCCGATACATCAGCATATGAGCGTTGGTGAGAAGTTTGTCGTTGCCAAGATTGGCTTTAAGAGTGGCAATCATGTTTATGTCAGTCTTGGGTCAGAAGAACGTGCAGATCGTGAAATGGAAGAATTAGACAAGCAAATGGTGGCACGCTATGGAAAAGATTAAATACGATTTGCCAAACGAGGAATACCATAACAAAGACGTGTATCCCCATATTAGCTCAAGCGACATTAAAGAGATCGAAAAGACATCTTTGCTGCATTGGGCAATTAAATCAGAGCTGCCACGTAAAAAACCAACCCCTGCAATGCTGATGGGGTCAGCAATTCACGCGATGATTAGCGAACCTGAAAAGGAGCTATTCGTGCGCGGCCTGCCTGATCGCAGAAAGCGCAGCGAATGGGCAAAGCTAGAAGAGGCGGCAGAAAAGAAGGGGCAAACCGTCCTGACTGAAAGCGAATATGATGAGGCAAAGCGCATCTCAGATAAGGCAGTCGAAACTTGCCCTGTGCTAAAAAACGCATTGTCACTGGATGACCTGTTGGTTGAGGCAAGTATATTCACGAAATGCCCACACAGTGACATGTTGTTAAAAATACGTCCTGACATGATGAGCATGAAGCTACGCACCATGTGGGACATTAAAACAACCACAGACGTAACACCTGACGGTTTTGCCAGAGAGATGCGCCGCTGGGGTTATCCCACGCAAGCAGCGTTCTACCTGCATGCTGCAGCAGCCGCAGGAATAGACATTGACCACTTTATATTTTTAGCAGTGGACAAAGAGACAGGAATTTGCGTAGCTTATGAGCTATCCGAATTATACCTGAAATATGCTGAGAAAAGCATGTTCAGGGTATTGGATCAACTGACAGATGCAGAGGCAACAGGTCAGTTTGACACTGGGTGGGACAGTATAAACACCCTACACCTACCCGCCTTTCTGGAAGATCAGATGGGCGACTACGACAACACACCATTCTAAAGAAAGGAAATAGAATGAAAATCACCGACATGGGCGAAGTATTTAACGATGTAACCGTTATGTACCCTCGCATTAATCGCACGTATCGTTTCGACAGCATGGAAAACAAAACTGTGCCATGCGATCCAATGGATGATGGTGCAGCATATGAACTGTCATTTATGATTGGCAAAGATGAGGCGCGTGAATTGCACAAGCGTTGCATGGAGCTATTCAAGCAAGCTGCAGCCAATGACCCAAAGGGTCGCAAGTGGCCTGAAAAGCCAACTTACCTTCCATATAAAGAAGGTGCTGACGGTGACGTATTCACAGTCAAGGCAAAGCTAAAGGGCGCGTATGGGGCAGACAAAACACGCCCACCTGTGCAAAAGGATGCGCAGCGCAAAGACTTGCCTGACGATTTCATGCTGACCACTAACAGCAAGTGCAACATCTGGGGCGTGCTATTTGCCTATAACACAGGCGCAGTCTCTGGCGTGTCCTATCGCCTCAAGGGCGTGCAGGTGCTTGAACTGGCAGAAATGCAAAGCTCAGGTGATCCATTCAGCGAAACATCTGGCTTCACTGGTGCGCAAACAAATGGCGCTACAAGCAGTGATCCATTTGGTTTGCCGCCAATTAAAGAGGCAGCGCCCGCATCAGCGGATTTTGAGGACGAAATCCCATTTTAAAGAAAAAAGCCCCCGCGTTTCAGCGGGGGTTTAGTTCTATCCGCGCAAAGAAAGGACGAGAAGCGCGGAGCGAGGCAAAAATTAACCGCGATATAAAGAGGCTAACATTAACATGGTACAACATATAGTAGGGCAAGGCAATAATTCTACACCGTATTGGGATGAATATGCGCAAGGAATTATTGATGCATTAAAATTGCAACAACTTGCGCGTGGCGAATGGCATGGGGCATGCCCCAATTGTGGCGGCAAGGATCGGTTTTGGATCAGTCAATACCAAGGCGAGGTGCGCGTGCAGTGTCGCCAATGTGATGACTTTTCTGCTATAACCAAGGAACTGAGAGCGCGCAAATTACTCCCAGAATTTACACCAGAAAAGAAAGCGACAGTTATGGGTGATGTGACGCCATTCCCAGAGATCGACACAGACAACGAATATCTAAAGCGCAAGCGCATTCAGCAGCATGGCGCAAAGCTAGACGGGCCTGACCTGATGATCCCAATCGTCAACAAGGCAGGTAAGCGTGTCGGCACTCAGATCATCGAACCAGATGGCAAAAAGAAATTTAACCAAGGCCTGCAGCCGAATGGGTGCTTTCACGTAGTCGGCGGGCCAATCACAGATTTTGCATATCTCTGCGAAGGCTTTGCCACTGCAGCCGCCGTGCATGAAAGTACAGGCAAACCTGCAATTCACTGCCTAAACGCAAATAACATTACAAATGTCATAGAAGTAATGCGAGAAGTGAAACCCAATGCAAATTTAATAATTGCAGGCGACAATGACGCAGCAGGTCGCAAGGCATGCGAAAAGGCTTTCGAGATGTTTGGCGTGACGCACGTCTTGCCTGACAATGAGGGTTTCGATTGGAATGACATTTTCGTAGCGCGCGGCCCAGAGCACACAAGGACAAAGCTAGAGCCTAAATCCGCACTAGACGATGTGTGCTTTCCTGATGACGTGCAAATCTCGACAAGCGCAAACTACATCATCAAGGGATGGCTGAGCGACGATAGCATGTCAATCGTATATGGAGCGTCAAACGTGGGTAAGACTTTTTTCTGCCAAGACATGGCGTGGCACGTTGCTGCAAATGAACCTTGGCAGGGCAATAAGGTGCGCGGTGGGCCTGTGCTTTACCTGCAAACTGAAGGCGGGCTTTCATGGCAAGCGCGTATTGCCGCGCTGCGCAAGAAATACCCAGAACATAAAAACGTGCGCCTAGCTATGCGTGCCGCACCTATTAACCTATTCAACAGCGAAGAGGACATGGGGCGGGTTAAAGCAATCTTGGAAGAGATGGCAAAGAAGTTTGGTCCTGTGCGCATGATCGTGGTCGATACAATTAGCCGTGCCACACAGGGGCAGCTAAACGAAAACGACAATAGCGAAATGGCGCAATTCGTCGCAAATTGCGACACTTTGCGTGCTGAAACTGGCATTCATGTGCAGATGGTGGCGCACTCTGGCAAAGATGCATCGAAGGGCGTGCGTGGTGCGTCAAGCCTAAAGGCGGCAGCAGATACAGAGATCGAACTAACGCTTGACGAAGAGATGAGCGTTAGAACAGCCGTTGCAACAAAGCAGCGTGACATGGAAGTGGGCAAATCATTTAACTTTATTCTGGAAACGCAAACGATGGGTGAAGATGATGACGGCGATCCCATCACAACCTGCACTATCCGCGAAGCCACAGGCGAAGAGATGGAGCAAAAGCGTAAGACCAAGATCACTGGCAAGCAGCAACTGTTATTCAAAAAAGTATTCTATCAGTTGCGCGGTGAGCGTGTCGGCAAGCCGAACCCTGCGGGGGCGGGATGGCCTGACGCGGGTCGCTTCTGGTGCATCCCAGAGGAAACCATCAAGGATCACTTTAAGGGCAAATTGGTGGGCGCAACCAATCCAAGCCAAACCTATAAACAGGCGGTAAATGGCCTGCTTGAAGGTGGTCATATTGCTGCAAATGAGGGTCAAATTTGGTTCACTGACAAGGATGGCATGCTGAAAGACCCGTTCGATGCTGACTAATAATGACATTAGCAGCAAAAACAATGACTTAGGTGCGGTAAATATTAGTTTTATTAGCGAAATATTAGCCGCGCACTAACAACTAATAATAATAATAAAATGCCTATAGGCATTATTATTAAATTAGTGGGGCGAATTATGATTGAGATTGAGACAACTGAAGATCATAGAACTGCAGCCAAAGAACAGGCTAAGAATATGAAGCATCTTGGATCGCTTACTGCAGGTAAAAGGGATGCGCATGCCGCGCTTGCTGAGATTGTGGCGTGCGAATATGTGGGCGGTGAAATGGTGCGAGACTACAATCACGATTTCAAAACATGGTGGGGTCTAAAGGTGGACGTAAAGAGTAAAATGCGTAGCGTACCGCCTGAGCCACATTTTGACGTGAATATTTTAGAATACACAAGGAAACAGGCATGCGACTTTTTGCTTTTCACCAGTGTTCTAAAAAATGGCTCTAAGGTTTGGATTTGTGGCGGGTATGGCAAGCAAGCATTCCTGCGCGATGCAAAGCTAATTAGGGCAGGTGAAACGCTTGGGTCAAATGGGCTAAAGATCACCCAAAACAATTATAGCATGCAGATCAAAGACATTGGACAAGCTGAACCTGTGGTCAAGATGCTGCGCGGTGAGAGCGAGGCTAAGGCAAGGCCGCTGCATAAAATCCTACAAAGCATCCACACGCTAGAAGAGCTTGAAGGGCTGGCCAATCGTCGCAAATGGTTGCGCTCAGATTTGCCGCGCTGGACTGAGGCAGAAATAGCGCAAATTAAGGAAAGAAAATGGCAGATCGAAAACCTATAGTGTGGACCGTGCATCCAGATGGCGTTCACGTCCACACAGAGGGCCGCCTGATAGGGGTAATACCTGTTTCGCAGGGTATGTACCTGATCGAGCAGTTAGCGCCCTCTGTGGTGGCTTATATGCACTCTTTGCAGGACAAACAAAAAACCCCGCGCTAGGCGGGGTTTAATTAGTTTAGTCTTTCAAGATTGCGTTAATGAGTGCCTCATTAGTTGGAAAGAATGCTGCGCCATGTTTACCGACTAGTAACCATTTTGTTTCGCCTTTCGCATTATCCCAAGACGTTAGCGAGACATTGCCCAAGTTTGTATGATTTATGTTAAACATTTTCAAACCTCATATTGTTAACAGTATGTAGACAGTTTAGAGGCCAAAAAGTTTCCAACTTTTTTTCAACTTTTTTATAAGTTGCTGAAAATAAACAAAACAAAAATAAAAACCCCGCAACCTGACTAGCAGGAGCGGGGCATTTTGTGGCGAATGTTTGTTTCAATTTAGTTGAAGGCTCAGGCCGCGCCCCCTTTCATCAGTTCAAGATTTACATCAGCAGCCATCATGCAAATATCAACGTCCTTGCGCGGCATTTGGCTTGCAAATTCTTTCGCCATGTCGAGGCATTCTTGTGCCATTGCATCATTGGGCGCGGTCACAGCCAATTGCAGGGCAAGGGTG